GATGTAGTACCTGAAGGTTTAACTGTAGTTACACGAGCTGCTTTGTTAATACCTAAAATAGCTGCTACTCTTTCATTTTCATCACAAGCGGCTTTAGCTGCTTCTTTCATATTTAATTTAAATACAGCACCTGAGGCGATACCTGTCATTCCAATACCTAATAATGCTTCTTTTTCGGTTGTTTTTTTCCAAATATCTCTTAAGTAATGGAAATCAGTATAAGAGGCTTGTAGTGTACCAATAAAAGCTGCTGCTTTAGATCGTGCATTGTATTCCTCTTGTGTTTCAATGTCTGAAGCATTAATTTCACATAGGTTACAGAATTGATTAGCTTTTAAATTAATTTCAGCACAAGGGTTTGTTCCAGCATCTTTATCGTTTGTAAACAAGAAACCAGGTTCACCACTATTAGAGGCCTCAATTTTTTTCCACAGTCCGAAGAATGTGTCTTTATCAATTTTGTTACGAAGCAACACTGCTGAGTTATTAGAACGACCACGTTGTGGGTTATGTTCCCACCAGTTGCCAAATTTGCAAGTTAGCATATCCTCATCGTGTAAATTAAACAATGCGATCAAAGCCGCCCTACGAATACCTCCGGACAACACAGCATCAGCTAAGTGACAAATAATGTCGTGACATTCTAAAGTTGTTAATCTTTCACCATCGTTTTTACGGTCTAAAATCGCTTGCATATGTACTAAAGCAATTTTCAATGGCTCAGGACCTGGTGCTTTACCTCCAACTGTAATTAATGATGCACCTTTAGGGCGGATATCACGGAAGTCAAATAATGGGGCGGTTGTGGTGTAACCAAAATAAGCTTTAGTTAACATACGAACAGCATCAGCCCATCCTTCAATAGAATCACCTACTAAATAACGCTTTGATTTTAAAGGTTTTCTAATTTCGGGTAATTGCTCAACGTGGTGAGTTTGTACTGAGTATCCTACTCCACAACCTGAAAGCAATAGGAACATAATTTCAGAGAATGCCCTGTGGTCATCAATTGGTAAGTAAGAGCAGTTAAAGATACGAGAGTTGTTAATGGAAATAGGTTTACCTGCAAATTGCATTGAGCGCATTGAAGGTAATACTTTTTTCTCATATACATACTTGTATGCAGCTTCAATTTCTTCAGCTAAATTTGGAAATTTATCCAAATGCATTGTTTTATTGCGTGTAACGAGTTCTTCCCATGTTTCACGTCGATTTTTTTCAGGGACGTATTTGGCGTATTTAAGGTACACGGTTACATCCGACAAGATATTTTGTTCGATATTCATAGTTTTTAATAATTTGTAGGGTTAAGTTCAAAAAATCTTTGTGATAACATAGACTTATCAACGGAGTCAATTTGGTTAGAATAGGCACTTTGTTTTTGTTGAGGTTCATCTTCTTCAAAGTTTTCACCTAATATATCAAAATGTCCTGTAGTAGTATCAATTTTTGTATTGAATGTTAAACCATCCATGCCATATCTGTTTTTCATAATGTGAAATCTTCCTAGTCCACTAACTTTATCTTGCCGTTTACGTGATAAGGATATAGCAACATCAGCAATCATAAGTTTATCATATGAGCCGGCCGCTTTATCGCCTTCAATAATATCATCTTTTGCACCAGCTCGGTTTACTTGTGAGGCAGTCCAAACAGGGATATTAAGTTGTCGGGCAAGACTTTTAGTACTGATATAAATATCATCTATCTCATCTTTCCGTTCTTTATTTTTGCGAAAAGATGAAAGAAGATCAACATAGTCAATAATAACTAAATCTGGCTTCATCTCAGAGTCAGAGCACTTCTGAAGGTGTGATTCTATTGTAGAAATTGATGCTTTTCTAGGCGCGTATTCTTTAATAATCAACTTACCTGGTAAGGCATCTATGGCAGTTTGTACTTGATCTCTGTGGTTATGTACTTCAGCAACACTAACTCCTGAAAAATAAGCATCGTACCGTTTACCTACATATCCTTCACCTAATTCTAAGGTATAGTGAACAACATTAAATCCTAATTCAACAGCGTGTGCACCCATAGCAATAAGGCACCAAGATTTACCACCACCTGGTGAGCCAAATACGATTCCTAAATCGCCATTACCTAAACCATTTTGTAATAGTTCATTAAATCGTTCAAAAGGAGTTGGAATAACACTGCGGTGTTCGTTTCGGTAACGTGACTCGATATCTTTGACATACTCGTGGCCAATATTTTTGTCTTGACCCGCTTTTAACGCGCTATCAATGAGGAAACGAATGGAATCATAGTCCCCCATGTTCAGCATCTCTACACTTGAAAATAACGCATTTTTTAATTGTTGGTTTTTGCAAAAAGTAGCAAATTCTTTTTCAACATATTCAATATCCTCAGCAGCCTCAAATGTTCTATAACATTCTCTTAATTGTTCAACTAGGGAAACTTTTAAAATCTCATTTTCAATCTTTTTTACTTCAACCTGGAAGTATTCAAGGCTAGGAACTGTGTGGTATTCTTGATAATATTTTAAGGTTTGTTGAATTAACCATTTGTGTGATGAGTTATCAAAATATTCATCTGATAAAATATCATGTATTGTCTGTAAGAATTTTTTATCATTCAATAAACAGGCAATTACTTTGGTTTGGAATCCTGTCCCATACTGTGCTAAACTTCCTAACGTCATAACTTACTTTCTAAAACTATTTAATACTTTAAAATTTTCTGGTAACCAGTAACTGATGTTTTTTAAGATATTTCCTAAACCATCCTCATTACATAAATGGGTAAATGAGGGAATGTCTAAAGAAGGTACTTGTTTATCAATTACTTCCTTGAGCATACGAATCTGACTTTCATCTACCAAAGGATTCTGTAAATCCATTAACTTATAATTAATGCGTAAATTGTTCTCTTCAAACACTATTCGGGAATATACAATGTGCTCTTTATATTTTTCAGCACTAATGTTAAGGATGTCATCTAATGATAAAGTACGATCAATTAATTCTGGGAATTTTTTAAGTAATCCTTTTTCACCTAGACCTTTAATGCCCTGGACTTGGTCAGATTTATCTCCTAATAATGTTTTATAAATGATAAAATTAGATGATAATATTCCAAATTTTTCTTTTACAGTATCAGGGGTATAAAACTCTTTTTCAGTTGGACGGTATACAGTAATATTTTCATTTACTAATTGTATAAAATCTTTATCGCTAGATACAATTACTACTTTAGATTTGCTTAAATTGTGATAATGAATAGCTAAATACGCAATAACATCGTCGGCTTCGGCCTTATCTAGTGAAATTATATTAACAGGTAAACAACGTAAATAATGTATTAATCTAGATATTTGGTCAACTTTAGCATCATTTTCTTCCTCTAAACTATCAAATATATCCCAATTTGTAATTCGAGTAATGTTACGATTTGATTTATACTCGGGAAGTAGGTTCTTCCTGTTAAGAGAAGAACCCATTCCGTCAAATACTACGTAAACTGAGGTTGGTTGGTTTAATTTAATTAAAGAACCTAGTGAACGAAGAAACCCTCCTAATCCACCAATATGTACCCCAGTTTGGTTTACATAATTGATCATAGCAAAGTTTCTAAAAAATAGATTTAAACCATCTATTAATAATACTCTACTATTTTGGTCAAATGAATGTACTGTTTCCTCTTGCTTTATGTTATCAAGCAGCTTAAGTAGATCACTATTCTTCATCCGTTAATCCCAAAGGGATATCACGCGTTGACTCATCCCAATCTGAAGTATCTTCAATAACATCAAATTTACCATCACCTAAAATATTTTTCCATTCGCTAGAGTGGGCTTTCTTATAAGTATCGATATCTTTTTTATCATCTTCAATAAAACCATGTATAGTGGCAATTACAACACTCTTAGTTTGTAATCCTGTAACGTGGTTTTTATCACAAGATACTTTGGTTCTTACAGCAAATTCAACTTCTTTACCGTCTTTAGTTGCTTTAATTTTACTAGTACCACTATTAGTGATATTACCAAAAGTTAAAACAATAGATGCATCCAAAAACATAGTTTCACCGTTTTTCATTTTCATTTTAGGTTGTGCCATAATGTTTTCGGCAGGGGCAACCCAAATTTTATTGATAGCTACCATTGTATTAGTATAAGGTGCTGTTTCTTTTCTAGATAACGGAAAACGTTGATTAATAAAATTACCAAATTGTTGAGACATTGCTCCTGCGTTCCACATTGGGTTGTTCTTATTTTGTTCAACACTCATTTTACATGGTATTGAACCAATTGAATCCCAGAAGAAACATAAATCATAAGGTAAATTACCTTTTTTCTGTTCATCTAACAAATCGGCAATGAATTCAGCTACGTCTTCAATTGTACCTAAAGATGACCTATCTTTGTAGATAAAAAATCCATTATGGTCAGTTACCTCACCTGTTTCGGGATCAATAACATCATTTAACTGGAAGCCCATTATTCTAGCGTGTTCCCAAGACCATTTCATTTCAGTAATGATGAATACGGGTAAAATGTTCATTTTTTGAGCGCTAATAGCTAACTCAAGCAATGCTGTAGTTTTACCTGTGTTACTATGGCCTCGTAACAACGTAATGTGTCCCATTGGGGCTCCAACAACCGAAATTGATTGTTGGAGTGCATTTGAAAAGGGAATCCACCTTTGTTCCTTAAATTTTACGTTTGTGTTAAGAAGTTTTTTCTCTTTAAAACGCTCAAGGTCAAAGTTTCCCTGGATTTCTGAGGCTACAGCCTCAGTTAGTGATTTTTTGGCCATAGTTAGAAGGGTAGATCATCATCATCGCCAAACAAAGAGTCAAATTTGTCTGTTTTGCTTTCTTTAGGAGTTAAAGCATAATTTGGCTTCATAGGCTGTACAACTTCTTCTTCCTCGGCTTCAACTGTAGATGCAGGAGCTGCTTCCTCAGGATTTAACCACTCTTGCAACAAACGCTTCATTTCATCAAACTCATAACGCTTGTACAAGTCAGTTGGGCTAGGTTGTTCGACTAGCATTTTCTCAGCTGCTTCTTTGTTTTCAACTAAAGGTGTTTGTTTAGTTTTAACACGAATAGATGATTTGTTGTAGGCAGTACCAGTAACATCTGGTCCAACTGTGTCTACAGTAATGTCTCTACCTTCATAGATGTCAGTGTAATCCCCGATATCCTCATCATCCGCAATTGATAAGAATTCTAGGTACAATTCTTTACCAAATTCCCACAAACGAACACCTAAATGCTCTTCACCACGAACAATTACGGGTGCAAAAATACGCATTTTAGGATCTAACTTTTTAGCTAATTTCCAATTTTCCTTGTCTTGAGATTGACGGAGTTGTTTTGCAAACTCAACAATAGGATCTTTGTCGCCAAAGTTTAGGGGAGAAATCATTGTACGGTTTCCAATTCCATAGTGGAAGTACAATTCTTTAAATGGGTTCGTTTTATCGAACGCGGAGGGGACGATTCGGATAACCTGTTTACCAACCGAAGGTTTCCAAAAGAATTTTTTGCGATCTTCGCCCGAGTTTTTCTTACCGGGTTTCTGCTGCATGGCATTTAGCCTCTGTTTAATTTGGTTTAAATCCATAATAACTTTTATTTACATCATAACATACAAAAAAAGGCTTGTTTTACCAAACCTTCTATTATTTTTTTATTGAGCTTTTTCTATTTCATATCTAGGTTCCTCATAACCTATAGTTCTATTTATATAGTCGTCAAATGAATAAGTATTAAGAAATTCTTCTTCAGATAACTCAGTATCTTCATTGTCCCACATTGGCGCCCAAATATAACCAAGAGCTGCGTCTTCTGCTTCTTTTTTAGTACGAAATACTTCTACATCTGCGTCACATTCTCTATCAATATCCCAAATTGTTTTTAGTATGTATATTCCCTTAATTCCACCAGGTATAACTTTTATTTCATTTAGTATGTCAATTAGTTTAATCATAATTCAACAATTTTGTAGATTTTAGTTCGTAGTTGTTTTAACTCATCGTGCTGAGTGAGTAAAATTGTATTTTTATAGTGTTGCCAATTAATTCTATAATTTATATCAACAACACCATCATTTAATTTTTTAATCAATTCATTTAATGCATTAATTGTATATAACGTATTTGATTCTTTTTTACGGTGTACTAAAATAGTATTATATGGAATTTCATCAATTTCTGTTTCCATAATGTTGTAAGTACAAACGTACTCGTTATTACTTTTTATATATAAAACAAATATTTTATTGTATGCAATTGTATAATAATTCTTTATATCCTCTATAAATCCATCAATTTGTTGTTCTTCAACAAACGAGCAAAATAACTTATTGGTAAGCGCCATATCTTCAGTATGGCTATAAATATCATAGGGGACGAAGGTTGTTGTAGTTAATTCCATGTTGTGTTTTTACTGTTAATCCTTGTTGTGTAAATATGTTGTGTATATCGTTTAATAATTCATCCCCATCGCTTTCCGCATAATCAAGCAAAATAGAATCATATACATATAGTATAGGTTTTGTTTGTTTTCCTTTTAATAATTCAATTATTTTACGCAATATGGTAGCGTTAAGCGATGTTTCATAGTTTTGAAGTATATAATTAAACAATTTATATGGGTTAGGGTTGTCGATGTTTTCAAGGCAATAACTTGAAAACGGCACGATAAATTTGCCTGAGTTATTGTAAAGTCTCCAGTTATTGTCTATATATTCTTTGCATTTAGCAAAGAAGGGTATGTCTAGATATTGTTCTTGGATACCCCCATATAATTGTCTAAATACATTTTCTTTACCTACTTGCTCATATAATTGAGAAATATCAAAATCACCACCAATTAATTTATTGGCTAATGTAGGGTGATAAGATGAAATGTCAAATTCAACTAAGTAATCGTTTTGAGCAATAAACGACTTACGGGCGCCACTTTCTTTATTTAGGGCAGCAAAATTAATGCCATTAAAGCTATTAGATGGTCTCCTTGTTGTTGTGTAAAGGTTGTATTGAGTAAATATTTTATCATCGCTGATTGAATAGGATTCATATAGTATTTCATAAAATTTATCAAGGTCGTGTTTATCAATTTTTATTCCATTTTTTTCAATCATGTAAAAAACAGGAGCAACATTATTGTTATAAAAATGAAAATGGGGTGGTTTCTTTCTTCT